ATGCCCAGAAGGAGAAATTCCTTCATGGAATTCATGGTACTCTCGCCAGAACTGGCAGAAGCTGGAGGAGATCCTCTCTAGGACACGTCACTTCCGCAAGGGATTGACGGAACCTATGATGATCCATCTCCCGAAGAAGATGCCAGATATGAAACTGCCAACCCTCTTTGATATGAATGGGAGTTGTCCTGTTCATGAGGGCAAGAGGACGAAGCGCGCCAATGGAGACATTGGTAAAGCGCTAGAAATTCTCAAAGAATCTTGGGAAAGCGTGCCCCAGCCCACTTTTGACTTCCTGTTAGATCAGGATAAGTTGGACTGGCTGCCCATAGAAGTAGCTGGTAACAGCTACCAACTAGAGCTGAATAGGCCGCATACTAAGATTGTCGGTCGGATCGCTGTAATCCAAGAGCCTGAGCTTAAGCCCAGGATCGTGGCCAACCCTAATAGGGTGGTACAGGTTACACTTGATCCCTTACGGAAGGTCTATATGGCCACCGTACGCCACCTCAGGTCAAGTTGCATATTTGACCAGGAAAGTGGAATGGAGTGGGTTCGCAACCAACTCCAAGAGGGGACTACCTTGGCAGGTAGTGATTTAACATCAGCATCAGATCTTTTAGATCTGGATGCCTCCCTGAACTTGGTTGATAGAGTCTTCGGGTTTTCCCGGATCTCAGGATACCAGGAATATGTTGACTACTTTCGAGAGGTAAGTCGCAGCGAATGGGCTTGCTCATTCCTCGATGAGCCTGTCAGGTGGGAACAAGGTGATCCTTTGGGAACAGTTCCGTCGATTGGACTACTGGACCTGACAAATGCCGCAGCGGCTATTGTCGCTGTGGAAAGAGTCTGGAACCGGAGTCAGTTACCCTCTAGCGTAAATGAGGATGACTTGACTATGCATTGGTCTGTCGATCGGGTTCTCGATCAGTTTCGCACCATTGGTGACGATATGATCTTGAAATCGGAATTTTCCGACGAGTACTCGAAGGTGATTGAGTGTTTAGGAGGAGAAGTCAACTACTCCAAAACCCTCACATCCGACAAAGTTGCCGAATTTGCGGGAAGGGTGGTCACCCGTGATCAGATTTATCTGAAGAAGGTGAATTACTCTGAGCCCTCTGATAACTCCTTCATGAGTTACATGGCTCAACTTGGTGATCAAGCCAAGTACTTCCTAAGACCTAAGCAACGGGAGGTTTATGATCTCCTTAAGGAGGTCCCAGGCATCGTCATTGACGGTCCTTGGATGAGAGACTCCTATGGGGTCCCTCTAGACCTTCGGTACCAGTGGTACC